GCGTACCAAACCAGAATATAAAGGTTTCCATCCTATGGGTATGTATAGTAGACATACTCCTCCCAAGGGACAACAGATTATTGACTTAGGTGAATATAAACCACCATACAAAGCACCACCTGAAGATCCTAATAGTGTAGGCGCAAGATTAAGAGCAAAATTGGATGCACCTCAATGAGATTTAAAGAAATACTAGAAGACATGAGCCGTCGTGGCTTTTTAAAAGGTGTAGCCGGCACTGCCGCAGTTGCCGCAACTGGCAATGCGTTTGCTAAATCACAACCTAATACAATTACAGTAGTTGCAAAGCCAGGAGATACTATATTTTCTATCGGTAGACAATATAATGTAACTCCTCAAGAGTTATTCAAATTGAATAACATGAATATACATACTAAACTTGAAAAAGGTCAGTCTGTTAAAATTCCTAAACCAACTAAACCCACAACACCTGAACTTAAACCTGGAGATAAAGGATACGTTCCGCCAGGCTACAATCCAAATAAACCAGGCTCTGGAATCTATGCTGTCCCAGATGATAAAGACGAGAAATTACCTAAGCACATTGAACCAGCTAAATCTGCACCAACACCTTCACAACAAATTGCCAGCACTAGTGGCAGTGCATTAAAAGAACCAGGATTTACGCAAAAACTACAACAAGTAGCAAATGCATTGGGTGTAGAAACAAGAGTGCTATTAGGTATCATGAAGCATGAAACTGGCAACACACTAAGCCCACAAGCAAAGGCTCCGGGCAAGCATGGCGCTGTAGGACTTATACAATTTATTCCTAAGACAGCTAGAGAATTAGGCACCAGTACAGAAGCACTTGCAAAAATGTCTGCTACACAACAGTTAGACTACGTTTATAGATTTTATAAAAAAGTAGGAGTAAAACCTGGTATGGACATAGGAGATATGTATATGTTAACATTCATGCCTGCGTATTTACATAAGCCAGCAGATACTATCATAGGTAAGAAGAATGGCGGCACACTACCAGGCACTGATCAAAATATGCATGCCATCTGGGTAGGAAATCCCGCTTTCAGTGAAGAACATAAGAAACCATATTTTACAATACGCGATGTAAAAAATAGAATAGAGCAATGGCTATGAAGAAAATCTTATTAAATCCATGGACAGCAGTAGTAACATTAATTATTATGCTGTCCATTCGCACTATAGACCCTAGCTTTGTAGAAAGCGTTCGACTACGTTATTTTGATCAACTAGTAACAAGCCAGCCTGCTAAAAATATTCCTGTTAACGTTGTTAACATAGACGAGGCCACGTTGGATAAATTAGGTCAGTTTCCATTTCCACGTGACTATTATGCAGACATCATTCAAAACTTGTATCAGCATCATGCAGGATTAGTTGTATTCAATGTACTAATGTCAGAGAAGGATCGTTTTAAACAAGACGCAGTATTAGGTCGTACAATGCAAGCATTTCCTACTGTGTTGCCATCAGTTGCAGGCCAAAAGAATAAAAATGAAAGCCACGGCAGTCCTGTACAAAAAGTAGGACAAGATCCTACAGGCAAGGTTGTTACATATCCAGGATTGTTATCTAATGTAGAACCACAAAGTAGTGTAGCCGCAGGTGTAGGGATTGTTAATACGTTTCCAGAAGTAGACGGTGTTGTCCGTCGCATGCCATTAGTTATTATGGCAGGTGATACATTGTATCCTAGCCTTGCTATGGAAACACTTCGCTTGGCCGCAGGCGACACACGAATACAAGTTAAGATAGGAGACAACGGTGTTGAAGCATTGCGTGTTCCTAAACTTAGTAAAATTAACACAGACGATCTAAGTCGTGTGTGGATTGACTGGAGCAGTACTCCTAAAGAATACAGCTATACAGAATTGCCAAAATCATTTAACAACGAAGTTGTTATTGTTGGGCTAAGTGCCGCAGGACTTGTTAATCCTGTAGGAACAGCACGAGGCGAAGTATGGCCACAATATTTACAAGCCGCCACGCTTGGCACAATGCTCAGTGGTACAACTATACAACGTCCAAGTTGGGCAGATACTGCGGAAATAATCGCATTGCTTATTGCTGGACTAATAGTAATTTTTATCTCAAGGTGGACCTATGCATTTATTGGCGTTATTGCTGTTCTTGGCGGCATTCATTTTCTCGTTTTACATATCTACTCCAACTACCATTACCTCATCGATGTTACGTGGTTTATTTGCGGCACTGGTTTGGTATATGCTCATGCCTACACCGTAAAGTTTGTTAGCGAGTTTTTACAAAAACAACAGATTAAAAAACAGTTTGGTAGTTACTTATCGCCCGACCTGGTTGCAAAACTACAAAGAAACCCTGAGCTATTAAAACTTGGCGGCGAAGAACAAGAACTAAGTATTATGTTTACTGACGTTCGTGGGTTTACTAGTATCAGCGAGTTCTACGGTAAGAATGTGCAAGGACTCACCAAGATTATGAATCGCTACATGACAGCGATGACTAAAACAATTTTAGAAAATGATGGTACACTAGACAAGTACATTGGCGATGCACAAATGGCTTTCTGGAATGCACCATTAGATAATACAAAACATTGTAAAGATGCGGTTAAGGCTGCACTTGAAATGTTAGGGAGTCTAGATGGGTTTAATAAAGAAATTGCTGAGGAAGGCACTCCTCCCTTTGGCATGGGCATTGGCATTAATACTGGGGATGTTGTGGTTGGTAACATGGGTAGCGAACAAAGGTTTGACTATACTTGTCTTGGAGATGCGGTCAATCTTGCTAGCCGACTAGAAGGCCAAAGTAAAAACTATGGTGTACTAATTGTTCTAGGACCTATTACAGCAGAACGTGTTGGAGATGAATACTTTACCTTACCTTTAGATTGTATTGCTGTTAAAGGTAAGAAAGAAGGTGTGAATATTTCTACGGTATTTTACAATCCGCCACGTGAACAACAACCTTTCTGGGAACACGATAGAGAAGTGCATGGCATAATGCTAGACTACTATCGTCGACAAGAATGGTCTAAAGCCCTTGCTCTAGTAGAAGCATTAAAAGGCAAGTTCAACGGGCAGATGGATCAGTACTACAACATATGGCAAGAACGCATCAAGGAGATGACAAATGCTGGACTATCAGAAGATTGGGACGGAGTTTTTAGGGCGCAGTCTAAGTAATCTAGCGGACGTTTACGTTTTATGGATGCTTCACATGCAGTTTATGATGCCAGCCATTATATTAGATATGAGTGACAGTATGGGTAGTATTTTAAAGACTTATAGCTTAAACGGTATCAAGTCTTACAATCTCTGCAAGCCCTACTAGGCTAAACAAGCGTAGCCACATCCAACCGATATCAAACTCATACCATTTAAGACTCAGTTTAGGTCTTGCTGGATTCATATGATGATTATTATGGAGTTCTTCGCCACCGATAATAATTCCCCAAGGACTAATATTACGTGACTGATCTCTGGTTTCTGTATTACGATATCCCCACCAGTGACCGATACCATTGATAACTCCGGCCGCCCATAGAGGAATCCAAATCATTTGTACACCCCACACTATAAAGCCCCATGGTCCAAAAAGAACAAGGTTTATAACCAACATCAATAGAATACCAAGGCGGCTATGTGAGGTGTACAAATTACGTTCGATCCAATCATCAGGAGTGCCTACTCCAAATTTATTAATCATGTCCGCATCTTTACTTGCATTGTGATAAAGGCCAGCGCCTCGAGTAAACACACGCCAAATACCAAATACGTGTGGGCTATGCGGATCGCCTTCTTTGTCACTATATACGTGATGCTTGCGGTGTATTGCTACCCATTGTTTAGTAACCATGCCAGTTGTTAGCCATAGCCAAAAACGAAAGAAGTGACTTAGGATAGGATGGAATACAATTCCTTTATGTGCTTGCCCTCTGTGTAGAAACAGAGTAACAGCTATGATAGTAATGTGCGTTACTACTAGTGTGTATATAATTTCTTGCATTATATACTTAGTCGATCTTATTACCGCTAGATTGATTCCCTTCCGAAAAAGGTTTTTCAATTTCTGCGTGATTGACCTTGTTAATTTCTTGCTCTGCTATAATACGTTCGCGTTCAATACTTTTGCCACGTAATTCCATGACTGTTTCTACTTTTTGGTTTAAACGAATTAAATCGTTATCCAACATACGTATGCGATCTATGAGTGCAATTAGTGTACCATTGGCTTGCCCAATAACTGGTTTAATTTCTTCAGTTACCCACTTCCAAATGTAATAAACAAAGTAACCCATACCTGCCGCGGCAACTACAGGGAATCCGTACTTATTAACTAACTCGACTAAGTCCATTAGTCTTTCCTTTGATCAGCCTGTTCCGCACGAGCTATGCGATCATAATCTGGTTGTAGACCTAGTGCATGACTAACTTTAACATCTATACGTTGTAGTTGATTTGTCATAGTATCAACTCTACTATCTAACCCTTTAATAATTCCACCCATGCCGTTTACACTACTTGTAACTCCGGCAAGGATAAACTTTAATGTTAGAAAAACAAAGTAGCCAGCCGCAAAGGCTCCTGCGATAGGAAACCCTAGTTCGGCGACTAACTTTAAAAAATCCATATTAAGCGTATGTGCTATTTGTTTCGTCTGTACTAGTGTGAATAACTTCACCTAATTCATTGTAAACTTTAACATGATGCACACGGGCACTACGGCCAAAATGCATTGCTTCTTCTAACTGTACAAATTCGTGCTCTAACGATTGTAGAACTCCGTCAACCCAGTGATGTGTCTTTACTTTAAATCCCATGATATCTCCTTAAGCGTATGTTTGTGGGTATGAGTACCCGTTTTCTATTCCTGAATAACTTACATTAACCTGTTCTGGTTCAATATTAAGTGATCTGGATACAACTAATTCACCATTGTCGTCAAATATTTTAACAACATGGGCCTTAATACTACTGGCAAAGTCGTGAGCTTCTTCTAAACTTTCAAAGTGCTCGTCGATTGTTCGTAGTAGTCCACTTACCCATGTATGTGTTCTGACTTTATGTTTATGCTTCGCCATTGGCTAAAACTCCTTAACTGAAGTATTTAGTCCAAATTTTAGCAGTTTTATGTGAGTAGTGTTTAAGGCTCCATTGCTGAGCCTTGACGTTTAATACAGGATGGTTGTAGGCAAATAGTAGTTTGGCTGAAATGTCATCGCTGTCTACAGGATTAGCACAGAACGCATTTACAGCCCATGGAATTTCTTCACTAGTACCTACTAGTGGAACGCCTTGACTGATTAAGTCTGCTCCGACAATATTAAATGTTTCACTAAAACTAACTTGCAATCCAATGTCCATTGTAGCACATAGTTCTAGGAATTCTTCACGTGGGCGCCATTGATGATTAATCATCTGGTGTCCTGAATCGGATAGTTGTTGAAACAATCCTTTAAGATTATTAATCACCGGACTTCCGTTCATTTCAATGCGTCCTGCATTCACGTGAAAGTGTAATTTTTTACCAAGTTTGTTGGCAAAGTCTAAAGCGGCAAATGCCTGTACTAGATGATTTTTCAATGGACGAATTGCACCAAAACATGCAATGTCGATATGGTCTTTTTCCTTATCAAATTTCTTAGATTTGAAATCGGTTGGATAATAGTTTGGCAAGTAAATTACTCTATAATCCATAATTCTGCCAGGATGCTTAGACTGTAAGTATGTTTTAACTTCGCGCATCATGCGGGGAGCATTACAGGCAATGATTACATTGTTAGAACAACTATAATCACCGATCCAGTCAATAGCCATACCTTCACCAGCCATAAATGGCATTTCGCTATGCAGGCGAATGATCCATTTTACTGTAGGATGTAGTTTTTGTAGTATTGCAAATTTTTGTGGTACTACCCACAACGCTTCAATGATAACGTGTGTAGGTCTATGTTTTTGTACTAGCCTATCAATGCAATTATTATCAATTGCAATTTCTAAGTTACTTTCAATTCCATGAGCTTGTAGCATTTCGTTCATGAAATTTGCTGAGTTATAAAGTCCAGTACTTAGCCCAATATGGCTATGTGTGATGGCATGGTAATCTTCTCTACGTTTTAAAAGGAATAGGACTTTTTTTGACATTTGGCTCTCGCTACTTAATTTCATGTATTTATACATAATAGTAGCAGATTAAGATTACATTGATTTGACAGGAAAAAATGCACACTTTAGAGATTACTAGGTAGCGAATCGTTCGTCTCAAGGCAGTAGCCGCCTACACCACGGTAACGAGTACCGGTCCTAAGGTGTGTTCTTTGATAAAGTATTTACCTACCTATGTATATATATTTTTCTTCCTTTTTGTCCGGATCACGTGGCACTAAGCCAGTACCGTATTGAGGATATTTTTGAGAACGATCCCATGCAACATATACAAACATACCACCTACTACAAAAATTGCAAATAAGATTATTGCTCCAATTATTGCTTCTTGTGTAAGACGTTGCATACGTGCTCGACGACGACGTTCTTGAATAGCTTGCTTTTTCATTTCTACAGCAATAAGAACTTTTTGTTCTTTACCTAACTGTAACATCATTTCGCTAACGTCAGTCCATAATGCTCCCAGTTCTGGAGGCGCATTATAAATCATCATTTCACGTAATTCTACAGTCATTGCTTCTAGCTGTTTTTTCATCAGTACACGTTGCAACGCACGTTTACCTAGACTAGCATCGCCTGTATAAACTTCAGTTCGACTGCGGCGTTCTTCTTCCTCAAGGATCGCCATACACTTATTCATGTTGTCAAAGTAAGTGCCAAGGTGATCCCCAATTTCTTGATAGATAGTGGTAGTTTCACCGCCCTTCTTGTTCAGTTCGATGACACGATTTTTTTCTTCTATGTAGGCATTTTTCTGTGCTACAGTAGCAGGTTTCTCTTTATGATTGTTGTGAAATTGATCGTCGAGATCTTTAAGTACGGCCTTGACGTCTCCGGCCGCACCTTTAATGTCTTTGTATAATTGACACCCTTTCTTAACGGCCGCTACGGCGCCATTGGCAAGGGCAAAGAGAGTAATTGGATCCATGATGTCGCTCCATGATCCTTCTAACTACCTAAGTAGTTAGAACCAGAGAAATAAACCGTTAAGACTTAACACTAGTCCAAGGCCTGCTACTACGAAACTACTCCAGAATAAAGGCATACTAACAGCTAGAATACTTGCTGAAAGAATAACAATGCTCAACTGATATGCTGTACTAGCGTAACCAATCCAAGGACTGCTTTTCTTAGCTTCGTCTCTATCAGCTTCCATTTTCTTGGCTTTAGCTAATAATGCTTTTTTGCCTTCTGGACCATTTTCATAGTCTTCAATCTTTTTCTTCATTTCTTCAGCACGGGCTTTGTCGCCGTTATGTTGTGCTTCGTAAAGATTTTGTTCCGATAATGCTTGCTTCAAACTTTTTGCTTGATAAAAAGCATAAGTGTCGTTAGCCGCAATCGTGTTGTTTAATACTGTACTACCTAATTTGCCGCCGTACCAAGCGTTGAGTGCTAGACATAGTGCAAATACGTTAATAACCATACCTGCTTTGTCTTTGATTTTTGCTTCACGTTCGCTACGACTGCCAACTGGTGGTTTTGGTGCGTCCGGATCTTTTGGTTGTTTGTTGATTAAGTTCAACATCGAGTCTAATAATGCCATTGATTCGCTCCCGGCTTGTTTAATGTACTAGTATTTAGCCAAATAACTAGACAAAATTCCCGCAATATGTTTAAATACACTATACAAACACAAAGGAGTTCTATATGGCAGCTCGTAAAAATTCTAGAAACGGTGTAAAAGCCGCCGTTAAACGTCAATTAAGGAAGAAAAAATGACAAGACCTATTGCCAAAAAACGTATTCGTGAAGCGGCTAATCGCGCACGTAAACGTAAGTAACACACAGTGAATTGGGGAATAAGAAGATTAGTAAAACTGATCTTGACAAGTTTCTATCATTAGGTTATACTAAGGGTAGGAAAATTATTGCTGTATGAAGTGACGAGAAAAATGTTGCGGACCCGGGTTCGACCCCCGGCATCTCCACCTAAGTGTATTAGGTATATTTAGGTGGGGATGTATTGGCTTCGACGTGGCAAAGAGTAAATTAATGGACAGCACGGTAGGCGATGACCGTAAATCAAGCAAAACTAGTAAATGCAAAAACATCTACATTCGAGTATTTCCAAGTTCCATTCACCGTTTCAGCAATGAACGATGAAGGCTTTGAATTAGCTGCCTAAGAAACAGCCCTCGCGAGGTAGTTATACCTTGTAACCCAAAATAGCAGAAAAAGGCACTTTTGAGTGCCTTTTTTCTTGATATATAGTTTCTACGGATATATACTAGTCTTAGTGACACATCGTCGCATTTTTATATAAAAAGGAAGTAAAATATGAAGAAAATCGCATTAGCAACATTATTGGCAGTAGCCGCAGTATCAGCATCAGCAGTTGAAGTTGGTGTTGTAGGTGGTACAGACTTTTTGAACAACGGTGGAAATCGTGGTACAGCTGGTTTGACAATCGGACAACATTTTGGTGATTTCAGCGTTTCAGCAGAAGCTCTACGTGAAACACATAACAACACTAACAAGTACAACTTGCTAGGTGGTTATGACGTTGCCAAATTTGGTACAGCTACATTCAACGTCAAAGCTGGTGTAGCATACATCGACAACGGTACAATCAATGATCACAAAGATCGTTACGCCGGTGTAGTTGGTGCTGGTGTCGCAATTCCAGTAACTAGCAAAATCGATGCAACTGTAGACTACCGTTTTACAGACACACGTGATGCCGCAGACAAGTTCCAAGGCAACACAGTCTTAGTTGGTGCTAAGTACTCATTCTAATCTCAGGATTAGTTTGTTCAAAAAGGCTACTTCGGTAGCCTTTTTTATTGTATAATATATTATGATTAATTGGCCAGTAAAATTTATAGAAGACAAATATAGTAGGTGTTATGAAAGACTTATCCTTAAAGCTAAGGAAAGAAAAGATCCCGGTGGATACTCAGAACAACATCATATTATTCCTAGAAGCTTTGGTGGAGATAATAGTATAGATAATCTAGTATTATTGACAGCTAAAGAACACTATATCGCTCATGCATTACTTTGGAAGATGAATTTTATAGATGATGCGTTTCATTCTAAAATGTCTTATGCGTTACGACTGATGATATTCGGTGCAGGAACTAAAAAGCAATTACGAAATTACAAATGTCATTCGAGAATATACGAAAGTGTTAGGATCGAGTTTTCTAAAAATCATTCTTCTAATATGTCCGGGAAGAATAATCCATTTTATGGAAAAACTCATTCATATGAAACTCTTGAAAAAATAAAACAAACAAAAAAAGCAACTGGTAATTGGGGTGGAAATAATCGTACTAACTATTCAATATCTCAAAAAACTAAAGAAAAGATTTCTGTAGCAAATAAAGGCAGAACGTGGGATAAAATGTTCTCTGCTGAAGAATTGATTCTTAGAAAGAAAAAAAGAGCTATTGAAACTTCTTTAAGAAATAAAGGAAAAACTTTATCACAAGAAACCAAACATAAAATTTCAGAGACTAGAAAAAAATTATTTGCCGAAGGTCAAATATCACCTCCTAAGGGTTGCAAAGGCCTTGTTCCGTGGAATAAAGGTAAGAAAGGTATTATTTCTCAAAATTCGGAAACAATTCAAAAAAGATTGAATACTATGCGAGCATTGGGGAAATTAAAACCGCAGTCTAATCCTTTGATTTATAGAGGTATAGAATATCATAATTTTGGTGAAATAGTAAAAGCGACAGGGAAAACTAAATCTGTAATTAAAACCGAAATTAAATATTGGGGAAATGATCCTTCTAAAGAAATTATAGAAAAATTAGACTCTAGACAAGTTTCCAATCACATACCTGCTAACAAAGGTATTGCTATGACACAAGAACAGCGTGATCGCATAAGTAAGACGAAAAAAGAAAAAAATGCGTCAGTGGGAGAGAAAAATCCTAACTCTAAAACATATAAACTTTTTGATCCGTCTGGGGCAGAATATATTGTATCAGGAGGACTTGAGAAATTTTGCAATGATAATGGTGTTGGTTACCACCATGTAAGAAGAGTCCTTAAAGGAGAAAAATCAAATGCTAATGGGTGGACCATTCAATGTTTAGGGTTTACCAAAGACTTGTAGTTATTGATTTTTTCTATTACGCTTATTGAAATAATTATTGAAAAAATCAATTAAATCGCTTGATCTTATTAGTAAATACTATTATAATAACATATCAGTACAAACACTGAGTTATTAGGTTTTCAAACACACACAAGGAGATTAACATGAAAACAATTGGTGATAAATTAGAACATTTCGTAGTAACAGGCGTTAAGCCAGGACAACCAGAAGATGCTTTCTTTGACATCGACGAAACTAGTTTCGAAGGTAAATGGAAAGTAATCGTGTTTTATCCAAAAGATTTTACATTCGTATGTCCAACAGAAATCGTAGCATACGATAAACTAAATCAAGACTTTATCGATCGTGATGCAGTATTGCTAACAGGTTCAACAGACAATGAGTTTTGTAAAATCGCATGGCAAAAGTCACATCCAGATCTAGTTAAGATTACACACAATCAATTTGCAGACACACAGCGTGGTGAATTGAGTTTGGCAGAACAGTTGGGCGTATTTTATGCTCCAGCAGGTGCCGCACTTCGCGCTACATTCATTGTTGATCCACAAAACGTTATCCAACACGTTACTGTAAACAACTTGGATGTTGGTCGT